ACAATAACTACCTCTGAAGAGGTGACAGGCGGTAACTTCTGCTTCTTTACTCGACGCTTCTTTGTCTTGGTTTTCATTTTCATGCTCCCTCCCGCACAAAGATTTCACGGTCGATATACCAACGTGCCTTTTTCAGATCGACAAGTGGGTCAGAGTCCAACTTCTTACCGGCACGTGCAACGTACTTCACCACGTTGCCCAAACGATAATTCAAGTCTTTGGCTTCGATGAAGTCGATGGTTTCAATGCCGCCCGTTCTGTAATGTGGCGGGGATTTGACTATATCGACTTTCGTCTCCTTCACCACCTTGATAATCTTCGATGACTTCTTAGCCTTCTTGCGTGGCTTCTTAGCATTACCGCCAGTCTTATCTAACCACCGCACGTAGTACACGTACGTCGGTTTCACCTTCGTTGCTTTAGCAGCCTCTTCAATCGACTTGCCGCTGTTCAACATCTTTATAATTTTTGCTTTCTTGCTCTTGCATCTTCGGACCATCTTCCAACAACTTGTACTTCTGATTATCTTCTTTGATCTTCTTCACCAAGAAACCTTTTTTCACCATGCGTTTGACCCGCGCATGGATCGTGCCAAACGACGCGTACGGCCTACCGGAAGAGAATTGCATGATAGTTGCATCCTCTTTGCCCAGATGTTTGACGGCTATCTCCGCGAGGATGGACAAGTCTACGCTGTCCAATCCGTAATCCGCGCAAACCGCCAACGCTTTTTGTAGTTTATCTATTTTCATTTCTTTCTCACCACCGAATAGTAGTTACGTCGGTCCTTTCTGTAACGCAAGTAAATCAAGTTCTCGTCCTGCATCCACCGTATGTATCTCAACGCATGTCGATACGTGAACTGGTATGTCTCCACCAAATCCAATGCCGTTACTGCATACTTAGACCGTGCCAGACGCATGATCCTACGTGCTACGCCGTAACGTGTTTTAGTTCGCTCCTTCTTCATAAGTTAAATCCATCACGGCAGGTTTCGCTCGGTTGTTCACCACGTTGTCGAGTGCCAATATGAATACCCCAACCGACTTGTCATCGACGATGAAGGCATACCCACCCGCCGTAGCAATATCCGCAAGGTTCTTCATCTGTAACGCCGTAGGCTTGTTACCGTTTGCTTTGCACTCGATACCTATGAACTTACCGCCGATACACGCCAGAAAATCAGGTGGGCCAGACTTACCGTACCCGCCCGTCACCGGCATAACTGTGTACGCCGAATGCTTACCCAACACCATCTTCACTCTATTTTTTACTTTGCTTTCCGGTGTCGCTGCCATAAGTAAGTCCCAGTAAGTACTCGTACTCGTCCCGATCTAACGCCACCACAAAATGTCGTGGACCAATCCACGTACCAAGCATGTCAGCAGGGTCGTACTTGCCTCGCATCATTCGCATTAACGCGACTTTCTCTGCGACAGGCTTTTGTAAACAGTGTTTACAAGTATCGAACTTAATAGACTTTTGCTTGCGTTTATCAATGAGCGTGTAGTTTGGGTACGTGTCTCCATTGGGTTTCAAACTAATCGAAAGTAGCCATCTACTTGTTAGCATCATTGGACTCTACCCCATAGTTTGGCAGAGTGCAATCATTCGTACACCCAAAAGTTACACCGATTAAGAGCCACGCCCACACCCTCGATGAACTGATCGACCGGAGATATTTTCAGCAGGGCCACGTTTTCTTTGATGTTGGCTGGGATCTGATCGTAGCGATACGTACCAATATGTGGTCCGGTTACATGTTCTTTGTGTGATACCGACACCATGTCATCGGGGCTAACCAATACGTGCAGTTTAGGTTCCTTCTTAGACTTACGATACTTGTCTACGCGGTACTTATCTGCGAACCCATCCTGAGTAATCGAATTAAGTCGGGTTGACTGGTACGGAATACCTGTTTCCAAATAATTAATGTAATCCTCTGCGATAGCATCCGTATTGAAACTCCTCATCGTGGCCCAAATATCCGTAGAGAATTCATCTCGCCACGCACGAAATGCCGTATCCATACGTGTATGGGACAAGTGAGTGATCATCGGCCCTTCAAATGGATTGACGTATTCCTTCAGCCACCGTCTTGCCTTCGCCAGATTGTTAGTCTTGCGAGTGTGGTAATCGTCGTTGTGGTAACTGTACTTGTCGTTACTGATTAACTCGCTGCTTATGACAAACACTTTCTTATCAGTCATCGATAACGCCAGAACAGCATGATCAGGCCAACGCTCATCAATAAAGTTAACGGAGTCGTGACCATCGGACACTACTTTTATGGGGTAGCGGCACACGTGCGTACGTTTTAGTTCGGCTACCAGATTGTTGAGTTCTGGATAGCGGTCAGGGTCGTGAATTATTCCAGTAAGCATCTCTAGTCTCCTATTTATAAACAGTGTTTACATTTAGAACATCGACAGAATCTCATCCACTCGGGCCTTCACCTCAAGCCGCGTCTCGTTATCCTTACGCAACTCTTTGGCATCCAACCCAACCAACGCCCTCTCCAACTGCTGCCGTGCCTGTTCTAACTTGGCATCGTTAGTCACGTTCAACTTGGTAAGCATGGCGCACAGTTCTACAGCGTTATCTACCAACGAATCTCTGAACAACTGCTTCTCGGTACCTGCCAACTTGTCCGACATGTGTTTGAGGCAGTCGTGCAGTCTATCCCACGCATCCTTCATCGCCGCGTTCACACGCTCGTCGGATATCTTCTGTAACTCCTCACGGTACTCGTTCGGAATGTCAACACGGAAGTCACCCGCGCTCGGCACCGGACTAAACACGATACGTAGAGAGTTCTTGCTACGTACCTGTTCCGCTGTCGGATAGTCGTCAGCATTGAACAAATCACCCAACGAGAAGGCTGCTGCACTCACAAGATCATCGTACTGGCGCACGAAGTCCTCGATGGCATCGTTAAACTGCTGCTGAAAGTTACCCACCATCGCCTTGTAATCGAAAAAGTTAGCCATCGGTAACAGCCTCGACCCGTTGTCATTCCACGGCAACGTGTTGTCGTAATGCCATTGACGGATTTGTGTAGCCACCGCGTGAAGCGCATCCAACGCCTCAGTACCCGCAAGTAGTTTCTTGTGGTAGTTACCCGCTCGGGTCTTGGTGTTGTTAGACGCATCAACTTGCGCAGAGACGCGCTTGTCCATCTTGCGTCCAGTCCACACAGAGATATTAAGATCAACCAATACAGCACTATCGTGAATCATTGTCTTGCACTCCTAGTTTTATAAACAGTGTTTACTTAATCGTCACAGACTTCCCAACGGGGGAAGTAATACCGTCTGTTGTGATACCCCACAACACAGGGCAGGGCCACGGTTCACCCCACGAACCCACATAACCATCGGTCAGCACCACGCAACACTCGGGCTTGAGCCTTTTAGTTCTTAAGTATTCCGTTATGCAACGCGGATCAGTCCCACCACCACCCTTCGGTTTAGTACTGGCAAGTAACCGATCAAAGTCATTACGCGCATATTCCTCGTGCTGACACACCTCCATGTCCCAATACAATAGATCGATGCCATCAGGCTTAACTGAATCACATATAGCCTTCAACTCACCAAGGAATTGCCCTATCTGTTCACCGTCGATGGAGCCAGACGTATCAATCGCCACCGCAATCCGACCGATCGCCGTACTGATACTTGATGGCATGTATACATCTTGTCCGATCCACCTACGGGCTGGTCTACGCCAAGTACTCTCGTCACGGTCAGCGCACACCGACGTAACGAACTCACGCAACGCTTCGCGCCAATCTACTTTCGGTGTGAGTGCATCACTCACTTCACGTGGCACGTTACCCTGCATTTTCCCCGCGAGAATCGCACCTTGTCGTAACGCTTGGTCGATGTCACGTGCAAGAGTCTCCTTCTCCTCGGTGGTCATGCCTTCGCCAGACTCCCAGTCGTGATCGTCGAACCCACCATCCGGATCACCGTCGCCTGACTCACTACCTTGACCCTTCTCGTTGTTATTACCCCTACCTTGTCCCTTACCCTGCTGCTTGAGCAACCTGAATACTGTTGCGGCATCCATACCTCGGAACTGCTCATCCAGTAACCCACCCTCGGGCAACTTGACGAACCGACCTTCCTTGTCACCGTCGTAGATCATTAGGTTGATCACGTAATCACAGGCCATGTTCGCCAACTTCGGATTCTCATCCCACAGATGTTTCCACGTCTGTATATGACGGAAGGCTTTGTGAAGATTCTCGTGCAGGATCAACCCACGCAACTCAGGCTCGGTCAACTTGTCTACGAACGTCCGACCATACTTAGTGTTACGTCCATCGGTACAGGCAGTCGGGAAGTTATCGACAACCTCGGTCTTACCCACCATGAACACACCTGAGTACAGGCAGTAGTTCGGCTCGTTCATCAACGCTACGTGCGCTCTCTGCACACGCTGTTCGGCGGTTAGTTTCGCCATGTTGCACTCCTATTTATAAACACGTGTTTATTAGAACAGCCACTCGTTAGCCAACGCCCAATCCTTGAACTCTCGGTTCATCACACAGAACGACTGCTTGTCCGACTTCATCACAGACTTAGCGAACAGGGCTTGCCATTCTTTGTCCATACGTTGTATGTACGTCATCCACCTAGACAAAGTATCTTTCTGGACGCGACTAATCGCACTAAACACACAGATGCATCGAGCAATCGTGTCATCTGGCAACTTTGCCGTAGACGGACTCGCCATGATCGCCTCCCACGTGGGCAACTTATCGACCACGGTGAAAAACGCTTGCATGTCGCGGGCTGCCGACTCTCCAATGACACCTGTCAACATGCTAATAGTTAGCGCATCACCTAATTTATCTCTACGCTTGGCGATATAACTCGCCTTCTCCAGACTACGTGGCGTAACAACTGCGCCCTGTCCGGCCTTCCCCGGATGGTTGATATACGGATTATCACGTTGTGCCGTGTCATCACCCGCTGCCAACGCATGCGGAAACTGCTTGACCCACGCAATAATCTCGGGCGCGATGTCGTTCTTCAACGCATAGTTCTCGATCCACTCATCGGCCTCGGGCTTACGGATACGTACCACACAGATGCGATTGCGCTGATGGGGCTGCAATAAATCTCCGATACCTTCGATACCTAAGTTAGTCGTACCGAACACGATGCTACCCTCGGGCAAGTAGTGATCACCGATCCGTCCCTCGTTCATCAGGGTCATCAACACGTTCTTGACTGAACTCATCGCCTTGCCGATCTCATCAAGCATGATGATCACGGGGCTACCCTCGTGCATACGGAAACGTGCGTTAGGTGCGAATCGAGTCACTCGCATCCCGTTCTCCTCGACCGTATACGGCAACGCAAAATCACCCAGATCAAGTAACGTGCAATCGATATACGCAGGAAGATGTGTGGGTAGTGCCTTAGATATGACTTTGAGCATGGCCGATTTGCCAATACCCATCTCACCTTCGCCCACCAAACACACTTGGTGTCCTACCTCGGCTACTGCGGTAGCGAACTCCTGCAATGAAACAGTCTTGCCAAAATTAATTACAGACATGATGCACTCCGTTGTTGTTTACCTAACTGTTAGAGATATTATAATCGATTGACACATATAAGTCAATGTTTTCTACACACTCAATTAATCTACGAGGATGTTGTAGAACAACTCACCGTCTGGCATGCGCTCAACGGTTTTATAAAAACTGTTGTCTTGTCGATCATGGAAGTCGTACGCGACTCGACGTAGGTATTTCGGGTCATACCGCATGTCACGCTCCCGCCAGTCAATACCTACTTGCCGTTCTTCACTCCGTGCCATGTTGCCAACCATCTCCAAAAAGTAATACGGCATCAACTCCTCGGGCGTGTCGATCAGGTCGTTAATAGTCATGTTCTCGCGCAGCACACGTACCCAACTCGAATTAAACACACTCTCTCGTACGTCCTCGCGGAACTTGTGAGTCACCCAACCATCGGACAGTTTGAGCATCGCTTCGCAGTACTTAACGAATGGCTCGATCCGCGCCCGTAGTTCTTTGGCTTTCTTACGATCTACACACCGTACGGGTACTGGCTTGATCTCGGGAACCAATCTGCCGTCCTCGGTTAGATTTATAAACATCTGTTTATGTATCGGATACCAACCCGAAAAACCCTGCATATCGAACGCTGCCCACAAAACGTTCCGCGCTTTCATAATCGGAAACGGTGAGTAACTGGTCATAAACTTAGCCGTGAGTGGGGTACACCACGAGTTACACGTGAGCGTGATGCGGTTCGGTTCGTAGATCACACACTCGGTGCTGTACAACCTGTATGCATATGCGTCCTCACCTAACCTGACAATACGTTCCCAGTCACGCCGACGCTTACCCGCCGGACGGATATCTTCGCTACGCCCACGGATGGGCTTAGTGTTCTCGTAGTGTTGTTTAGCCTGTACGTAGTATTTATCCATCACACTCTCCTAAAATAATTCTAGTTGTTGGCTCTGACCGATCAGACTAGTCAGCGCGGGTCTATCCCACGGCCTCGGTTCCCCGAAATAGATATAACCCTGATCCAGTATCTCCCGTATCCCCGCAAGGGCTTCGTCTGGTGTCGCCACCGCAAGGGTTTTCAACCTTTCAATTAGGAAGTCATTTGCGCTTCGCTCTTGCGTGTACAGTTCTTCGAGGATGTCGATTTCGTCGGGCTCGTACCGCCCAGACTCGTTTTCTAGTTCTTCGTCATTCCAATCTCGGTTTGCATTATTCATCGTCGCACTCCTATAAACATCTGTTTATGAATCACTACTCAACCGGCCAGACATACGGTAAGTCTGGGCCTTCGCTCCACCCGTACTGTGCGTAGAACTTGGGGTCTTTTCGGATCAAGTTGCTGCGGTGAGACGCATGGATTGACTCGTCACCTAGCCAAGCGGGTGGACTAGGGTCTGACCCCAACATATCGCAACTGTCCACGACCAACAGAAAGAACGGCTCCAACGAGTCCTTGTATCCACGACTCTGCCACTCACGACACATAACCGCGCCGTACTGAGCCAACTCTCGCTTGTGACCTCGCCACATTTTGGTCGCGGGATGGTTACGCCACCCGCCCTCTGTTTTACTCATGGCAAGAAGTATTTGCTTGGTCTCGACCCGCTGCTTGCCGAGCCGCCGGTAATCCAGTACCCGCGCTGATTCCGCGTAGGATGGATACGGTAGGAATGTTTGCATCTCTGTTCTCCCGTTCATTTGTTGTGGTGTGTTACGCACCTCGGGGTAGCGTAATTCTTACTTGGTGACATCTATAAACATCTGTTTACAAGTCGCTTCTTTCCTTAGCCGGCTTTGGCAATTACTCTGCATTTTTTCCGTCCAGCCAAACTTCCACGCCCGTACCGCTCCACGCTGTATCCCTTGCGTCCCGATCTTGTGGATGCTTGAACGTCTCGCGCTTGCAGTACTGGTGCCACTCTCTGCCGGTCATCTTCAGGGTTTGGTTCTTGTTGTAGTCGTACCCATACAACTTGGTACGGGGTGGCAACTTAATTGCCTTGGTCATCGGTAGAACCCTCCCTTGTTGTTGATACCTTTTAAGTCCTCGCGGTTCGTTACCACGATGTAGTTCGACTTATGCATCGGTACGATGGTGTGCCGCTTTTGCTTCGCGGCCTTCTCGCCGCAGGGTTTGCATACCGTGTAGCCGATTTCGTATCGGTGTGGATTGATAGGTGCCTCGCAACGGACGCACAGAAACTCATCGCTCATGATGCACTCCTATAAACACGTGTTTATAAATGTGGCTGGATTCTTGTGTCATCTGGTTCGGTGCAGCCAGTCCCGCCAGTGTAGAAAATATTGTATCACAAAAATGCTAAGAAAGTCAAGGGTTTACGAGCATAAATGTCACCCGTTGCAGCAAATGCAGCGTTTTTTGACCGCCCAGCAAAGTCAGGATCAGGCTCCTTCACAAAAAAATAACGCGTTATTTCTATGATGTGTGGGCATTTTGGGGAACGTGTGTTATTTTGCTGCATTGCTACATTTCATATAAAAAAGGGTATCTAACTCTAATGAAATCATGTACTTAGTTGGTGTACCTCATACTGCACCTGAGATACATCAGATACAACGTAAATCAAAATTTGCTACTAATTTATTTACATTCAGGGCTTGCGGGGCTTGCCAAAATACGATACGCTGCATGCAGCGTATCGGTTGAAGCCTAACCAAAACCATCCCACGCGAATCATAAACATCTGTTTATAAACTCGATGCGCGGCGATCCGCTGCTACAGGCATGATAGTTCGGGCATAAAAAATCCCCGACCGGCACGAGCCGGTCGGGGTAGGTCGGGTCAGTCTCAGCCCATCAGAAGTTTGTTGATTTCGGCGTAGAGGGCAAGAATCTTGCCGGTATTTTTGTGGGCAACCTCCGCCTTCTGAAGTCGCTTCTCGCATTGTGCGTTGCGCTCCAGACAATACGTGGTGTCATCGGTGCGCTTTTGATCCGCGCCTTTTTCGTCGGGTACTTTCGGGAAGGCGTAGCGGTCTCGCACTCTTGCAAACAGACTGTTTGCAGAACCACGGACACCGATTTTTGCGGTATTGAGCGCGGTCCATGCGGCCTGTTGAGTCTCGCTCGCCGCGTTCCACTCTTTCGAGCCCTTGCGCGGTAGTTCGGCGCGCATGATGCGGAGGGCCTCATCACCCATTGCAGGGTAGACAACCTCATCGAGATACTCGTCTTTGATTGCCGTGAATGCCTCGGCGTTTTCATATTCGGCGGCGATAACAGCCCCCGCCTCTTTCCACTTCTTGCTCGACTTCAATTCGGACTGGATAGCGTCGGTTGAAGTCTTTTTCACGTTGCTTGAAATCATGGTCTAGTCACTCCGTGTTGTCAGTCGAACCCGTTGCTCGACTGTGGTTACATTGTCTCAAATAGTTACAAAAAAGTCAAGTATTGACCCCAATTTATAAACACGTGTTTACACAACCCCACCCGTACCCGACCCACCCAAATGCAGTTAGGAGTCCCGCGCATCTTCTGTACTCTGTAATGCGCTCAACCGATTTCCGTTTTTTAGGATCGGACCCCCCACCCCTGTATATATAAACACCCCCCGGTATCTCGTTTGGGTCCCATACCCCCGGTATGGGTATATTTGTGTTTATTAAGATTGTTCGTATACTTGTGCGGATGCCGCTTGTAGTCACACCAGAATTGGGCATTCCTTTTCCGTTTGATACGAACCCGGAAGAACTACTTGACTTTCGGGAAAAAGCAGCGGCGCTTTTAAATACCGTCGAAGAACTGGAGAAAAACGGGTTGCAGGTCGAAGTTAATCAGGAAGACCGGATCCAGTCTCATGGGGTTATGTTGGAAGAAACTTTTCCGGCACCCAAGAATCTAACGCCGGCATCCGTCAAACATCTAAATGCCATCCTGTCGGAATACGACCGGGAAGTACTCGACGTACATCGTCGGCTGCGTAACTACGTCACCAACAAGTTCATACTTGAGACACAGGACACCGATCCTAAAGTGCGGTTAAAAGCCCTAGAAATGCTAGGCAAAATCAACGGGGTTGGGCTGTTCTCAGAGCGTATCGATGTCACCGTGACCCACCGTACCGTTAAGGATATCGAGACAGAACTGCGCAAAACGCTGGAACTATACGAAGGTGAGTACACCGACGTTACGGAAGATAAGCCCGTAAGCCTTGCCGAAATTGATCTGGACGATGAATTAGGTACGGATAGTGGACCCGACCCTTCTCCGTGATTTAGAAACTAAGCTTCCTACTATGCCGCCTGAGCTACAGCAGAAGGTGGGGCAGCTTCTTGCCGAAGCGAGAAAGGTAGGGACTCAAGAAAAGGCTCAGAGCGACTTCATGGCCTACGTTAAATACGTCTGGCCTAACTTCATTAATGGTCGGCACCACGAGAAAATGGCGCGGGCCTTTGAAAGAGTGGCGGAAGGCAAGATCAAACGCTTGATTATCAACATGCCACCTCGTCACACGAAGTCCGAATTCGCGTCCTATCTACTCCCTAGCTGGTTTTTAGGGAAATACCCGGGAAAAAAGATTATTCAGACCTCCCACACAGCCGAATTAGCGGTGGGTTTTGGTCGAAAAGTACGTAACTTGGTCGATTCTGACCGGTACAAAGACATATTTCCGCAGGTTGCACTGCAAGCAGACTCTAAAGCCGCCGGTAGATGGGCCACGAACTACGCGGGTGAGTACTTCGCTATCGGTGTGGGCGGTGCTGTGACCGGTAAGGGCGCTGATTTGCTGATTATCGACGACCCACACAGCGAACAAGAGGCTACGCTGGCCGAAGTTAACCCTGAAATCTACGATAAAACGTACGAGTGGTACACATCAGGCCCCCGTCAGCGTCTCCAGCCGGGTGGTGCCATCGTTGTGGTCATGACTCGGTGGTCTAAAAAGGACTTGACGGGTCAAGTTTTGAAGGCTGCAGCGCAGCGTAGCGGCGAAGAGTGGGAAGTGATCGAATTTCCGGCCATTTTGCCGTCTGGAAACGCACTTTGGCCCGAGTTTTGGAGTATCCAAGAGCTAGAAGCCCTGCGCCAAGAGCTTCCAAACGCAAAGTGGATGGCTCAGTACCAGCAAGAACCCACTTCTGACGTATCGGCCATCATTAAACGTGAGTGGTGGCGTGTGTGGGATAGCGATAACCCGCCATTTTGCAGCTATATCATCCAGTCTTGGGACACGGCCTTCTTAAAATCGGAACGCGCTGACTATTCGGCCTGTACGACGTGGGGAGTCTTTGAACACCCCGATGACACCGGTAAAAACCAGTCGAATATCATCCTACTTAATGCGTTCAAGAAGCGAATGGAGTTCCCTGAACTGAAAGAAATGGCGAACGAGGAGTACAAATACTGGAATCCGGACAGCCTGATTGTCGAAGCCAAAGCCGCCGGTAGTCCCCTCATATTCGAGCTTCGTGCCATGGGTATCCCGGTGCAGGAGTTCACCCCTTCTAAGGGAAATGACAAAATTGCTCGTCTAAATGCGGTTGCGGATATGTTTGCCTCGGGTCGGGTATGGGTACCCAATACCCATTGGGCTGAAGAACTGGTAGAAGAAGTAGCAAGTTTTCCGTCAGGCGAGCATGATGACTTGGTAGACTCCATGACTCAGGCCCTACTGCGGTATAGACGGGGTGGATTTTTGCGTTTGGCTAGCGATGAGCCTGAACCTACGCGCTATTTTAAGTATAGACGAGAAGGGTATTACTAATGTCACAGAATACAAGAAGGTATTTTGAAGAACTTGGGCAATCGCTGGAAGGCCGGTCTCCGGATAGCCCAGAGTTTGCTGCGCTTTTGCGGTCCAAGATTGGCAAGGATTACCAGCATATGGTTAACCCAGAGACTATCGGGCTTGCTGCTTTGCTTGGAAATCCGAGAAAAACGCCTTCAACGCTTTATGGCGTAAATGTAAATAAAGATTTAAAGTCATTTCCAGAAAGAATAAAACGCAAAATAGAACTTGATAAAAATCTTGGGAAGTATTTTGATGAAATGAATGCTGAGCGTCCTGCACTTAAATTAAAGGAAGCTATTACTGGAAACCCTGAAAAAAGAATATTTGCTTTTGGGACAAAAGCCGATCCAACTGTTTGGGCGCACGAATTTCGACATGAAGAAATAAAAAACGAAGAATCTAATAGAATTTATGATTTGCTAAATAGCACTTCATACCCAGATTATAAAAACAAGATAAATATGTGGTATCAATACGGAAGGAAACTAGGTCCAAAGATACCGTTTGACGAAAAAGAAAGAATAGTTTTGGAACAACTTCGCATTAATTTGCCTTTGGAAATTTATGAATACATGAAAAGGGAATTAAGCCCAGAAGACAAAAATTCTGGAAAAGGTCCGATCATTCAAGACGCCATTGATTTTTTAAACGCTAATATAGATTTAAACCGGGCTGGCGCAAAAGGACCATACGACCCTACTGGAAAACAACTTGATAAGAATTTAATCAAGGCAAGGGCCGATATACCACTTTTAAATTTTATTGGTAAGGGTATACTCGAATCGGTACCTAACAAGAAAGCCTCCGGTGGTAGCATCGAAAACACCACACACGATAGGAAGATACTCTAATGGCCGTCGATAAAAGTTTAATGCAGGCTCCGCTGGGTATTGAGTCTTTAGCTCCCCCGGAACCTATCGAGATTATGATTGAAGACCCCGAAAGCGTAACCGTCGGGGTAGATGGTGTCGTCCTTGAGATGGGCAAAGCCGAGCCGCGTGCAGAAGATTTTGACGCCAACCTTGCAGAGTTTATGGGCGAGAACGAGCTTCAGTCTTTAGCCTCCGAGCTATTGGGTAATTATGATCAGGACTTGGCCTCTCGCAAAGATTGGCTCGACACCTACGTTAAGGGTCTAAAGATTCTGGGTATTCGTTACGAAGAGCGGACTGAACCGTGGCCGGGTGCGTGTGGCGTGTTCCACCCACTTCTTATGGAGAGCGCGGTCAAGTTCCAATCTGAAACGATTATC